GTTAATATAGTCCTCCCAATCTTCACCTACATTATCCTGTATCTTCTCTTTGCAATTTTTAATGGTGTTAAAGATGCTGGACAAACTAATCTTTGTTTCTGCTGCCATTTTACGCATGGAAGTTTTTTCGTTGCGATATACTTCGAATAACATCTTATCATACCAATGCCACGAATCTATTTCCTCTACTATTTTTAGTTCAATAGCATTTTTAGCAACTAACATCTCTGTATTGTTCGACATTTCCATCATGTAAAGATTTTCTAAAGATACGTACTTGATGCGTTTGGTTTTGTTGACGTGTTGTAAGAAGGTATTTTTTAAGGATAGCCACATATAGCCTTTATTGATTTTGCCGTCAGTAAATAGCTTATCCTCGCTGCTCCATTTCAATAGGTTTATATAGGTTTCTTGTACTATATCTTCAGCAAAAAAGTATTCGCCAAAAGAGTGAACAAATTTAGTCCACTCCTTATGATTATTTACGATTGGTATTATCCAACTCATGTTTCATTAGTCTAATTTTAACAAATATATAACTAATAAATAGATATAGTTTAGCATTGTTTATAAGTTTAATCGGTTAAACCTTGATTTAATTGTGCTTGAGCGTATTCTAATTCCGCTTTTAGAATGTTAATTATCTCTTTTAAAGAATCATTTTCTGCGTTCAATTCTTCTATGTGAGAATCCAAATACTTCTCAAGTGATTCGTATTCTTTGAATCTATTTTCGAGTGCTTTAAATATATTTCTGTACATAATTTCTTAATAATTCATTTGGTCTAAACGCTCATACACTGCAAACGCTATACTTTCTCTGTGATGCCACATTAATTCTGTAATATCATCGTTATGTAGCGTTGTAATTGATTCGATTCGTAATGTTTCTAACTGCTGCTCATCTAAATCATAAGGAGTTTCGAAATAATATTCGATTTCTAAATCCACACCTTCTAATTCGATTCTAACTGATTGACTTTTCATACTTTTTTGTTTTAAATTGTTAATAATTTCTACAAATATATATTAATTTTTCAATTGCAACTATATTTTTTTAAAAAGATTCACGTAAATCAAACTCAAAGCATATTGATTCGTCGTAAATTGCCTTAAAAATATCTTCGCATTCAACTTCCTTTAGCACAAAATTCATTGCATCGTCTTCGTGTTCGTTTATTACGATGTCTTTTTTAACCGAATCCACAACAATTGTTTTGTGTATTTTTATTCTTGGTCTTGGGCTTATCAAAGTTGGTGGTTTTTTATGCTCGTATAAGCCAATAGTAAAGATTGAATCTCCTTTTATTAATCGAACATCCAATCCGCCCTCTCTCATTGTAGAATAGTCGTATGGATTTGTACATGGAACTAAACCACTTCTTGAATACCTGAATGGTTTGTAGCCGATAGCTAATAAATATTCTATTAATTTCATTTTTCGTCTTGTTTATTAGTTAATACTGTGCCAAAACTATGTATAAAGTTTACTTTTGGCTAATTATAACAAAGTATAAACGCAATTAAAACTGCGGTTATACGGGTGTTAGTGGCAAGTGCTACATTCGTTCTTCGATTAAACATTTTCGTTAGAAAAGAATTAAAAAACCACAGCACTTTTAGGATAAGGTAATATCGCATATTTTAGTTTTTTAAGTAATTCATTTTTTCTTCGTTTATTAGCATTAAAGTAAATGTATCTATGTTTCAAACTGCTGTAATATTCTTCAACATATTCTTCTCCGTATTGCTCTATTATTTTTGCTTTTGGCATCCGTTCTCTTCTTCTGTATTCTGTTCCGCCTTCGTTATTGGAGTTATCTTTAAGCCTAAAATATCTTTGCTTTTTACTTTCACCGCAATAAAGCCAATTTGTAGCTTGGTAAATGTAGCCAATATGACCTTGTTCTGTATCTGCAAATGATACTATTATTTCAAATGGGCATTGCTTTATTGCTCTTGAAGTAAACCAACTTTCTGTATTTTTAGGCATCGTATCACAAACCCATAATCTATTAAATTCCATTACGTTTTTACTTTCGTCTTTACCTGCAATTCCTTCACATAAAGTATAAGACGATGGCTTTCCAAATACAATAACTCCTACCAGTTTTTCTGCATCAAACAAATTAGATAATTCATTTACCTTTTCAAATAAACCAAAAGCAATAGAACAAGGGCATTTTCTATGTAAGTAATGTTTTTCAACAATAACATTCATAGCAGTTTTATAATCAATTTGTCTTACTTCTAAATTTCCCATCGCACAAAAATTACTACACATAACATCGTGTATAAGCAATTGCGGGTTTTCGTTTTCAAATAAAGTTCCTTGTATATTCATCTTTTCTGCTTCTAATTAAGTTTTGTTGTTAAAGTCCGCAACTGCTCATACCCGCAGCCGTTATAAGCAATCTGTTTACACTAAACTGTTTAGTGTAATTAGTAAACTGCTTAAAAAACTGGACAAAAATACGGCTATCATTCACAACAGCCGTAGATTTGTTTACAGTCACCTACTTAGTGTAACCTAAAATGGTAAATCGTCACCAACCTCATCAGCAATTGTCATCTTTTGACTCGTAGACTGCATATCAGGTTTAGCCATTGCATCAATTTTCCACACGACAATCGTATTAAACCACTTTACCTCGCCTTGTGGATTAGTCCAAGACCTACCTCGCAAATTAAAATGTGCTTCGATTTCTTGACCTACTTCAATTGTATCAATAAGACTGCATTTATCTTGTTGTAATTCAACTTCGATTTCTTGTGGATAATCTCCAGCTTCTAAAATAACAAAATTTCTCTTGTTAAACTTTTCTGTTACCTTAATCGTATCTTTTTTAACGATTACTTTTCCTTTAATTGTACTCATGTTTACTTTTTATTTAATTATACATCTCATTTAACTTTAACAACGCCATATTTAATTCATGATTCAATTTACCCGCTTCTTCACGTGCAATTTCCACCCATTCAGTAACTGTTTTAATGTTAGGTTTAGCTTTCGTTCCTAAATCAATTTCGGAATGCTTAGTCAATGCTTTATACCATAATGATTTTACTTTACTTTCAGGTCTATAAGATACAAAATACATCGTTTCTAACTTTGGATTGACAGTAAAATAATGCAAAACTTGGTGAATATTGTCGCTTGGAATCTCATTTGCTAATAAAGTCTCGGTGTGCTTCTTTGCTCTTGGACATTTAATCTCAAGCATTATCGTGTCATCTTCTGATATGCCATCCGGTGAGATACCTAATATTGGAATAGCAGTGTTCTGAATGAATCCAATCTCTTTGAATGATATGAATAACTCATCCGATATTGCTTCTCTTGCATACGGCTCTAATTCAGTTCCTCTAACCATATCTGCTGAACTATAACTATCTTCCAATTCCCAATCTTCAATGTGTTGTGAAATCAAATCAATTAATAGCGTATCAGATTTAATAAACAATCCTTTCGATGCAGTGCCGGTGATTTTGCCGTGACGCAATTCTAACCAATCCGCAGTACCTTGTATTATATCGTGCTTAATCATAATTGTTGTATTTGTTCTTCCGTTAATATATAATCTGCAATCAATTTATCCTTGTCAAATTTACCACTTTTAATCGCTTCTAATGCCTTTGTAAAACGTTCTTGGTTAATCGGTTGTTTTTGCTTTATAAGTTGTGTGCTGCGCACTCTAATACCTCCTACTTGTTTACCCATCATTTTTACTGACTCATCAAAACTTAACTCAATTTGTACTCCAATCCAGTTACCGATGTTTCTTGATTCAGCAGACGTTAATGACTTCTGCAATTTAACAACTGCTGCGATTGTCTTTCGATTAATAGAATTTAATACCATCGGCTTAACTTCCTCTTCAAATTCAAGAAAATAACCATCCGTTTTGTTTCCTGAAACATCTACATTTTTTGCGTAATAAGCATCTTTAATTGTCAATACGCATTGACCTAATTCATTCACGATTGTTTCAACATCAATACCAGCAATGTGCGTAGACTTGCGGTAACGCATACAATCGATTTCTCTTTCCTTTTCCATACTTTTTTGTTTTAGTTTATATAATTTAAAGTTGTATTATTTTTATTAGAATTATTTAAAATTCTTAATAAATCAAAATGGTTAAATCCTAATTCAATTGAGCATTGTTTTACTGATTCCCATATTTTATTAGTTTCAAAACATTTTACTTTTTTAGAATTAAAATTGTTTTTTGCTATTTTTTGCTTTGTTAAATCTGAATGTTTATACCCTAATATATTTATCTTATGAATTTGATTTTCTTGTGAAGTTACCCATTCTAAATTTTCCACTTTATTATTACATTTATTTCCGTCAATGTGATTTACTTGTGGTTTGTTTTCAGGATTAGGCAAAAAACAAGTAGCTACTAATCTATGTATTCTAAATGATTTTCTTATTTTATTTTTACATAAAATAATAGTTGAGTAATGATTGTAATTTGGCTTAGTTAAAATGGTCTCTTTGTTAAGATTAAAAGATTTAATTCTACCTAAATTACTAACTTGATAATACCCTACATAATTAGGTACATCTTTCCAATTTTCTGTTTGCATTGTTTAACGTTTAAATAATGCGTTTAAAAAAGAATCGAGGAAACCGTAAACGCTTCGGCTTTCAAATAGTTAATTACTTCTATCCTATCCTCGATATGCAAATATAATACTTTTTATTTAATCTAACACAATAAAAGAAAAAATATGTTCAATTATTGGTAAAGTCCATCCATCACCTAATAACGAACCCGCTTTTGCAGTTGTCAAAATATCGCAATAATCATCAGGAAATCCTTGTAGTCTACACATTTCTACTTTGTTTACTGTTCTCATTAATCCATTATCTAAATAAATTACAATAACTCCAAATTTTTCTCTTGTCCTTAAAAATCTTTGTGCATTTTCGGAAAATTCATCTATATAACAAAAACTCCTACGTTCTAATAAAGTTTTGCTTTTTGTTCTTTTTGTAAATCCATTTGTTAATATTTCTTGTAATTTTATACCCTTGTCTTTCGGTTGTGGTATATCTGTGACAACATCAAACATAGATTGATTTGTTTTAATATTTGTCCAATAGTATCTATCCCTTAATTGTGCAGTTACTAAACTTGAGTTAATTCTTGCAGGATATAATCCCAATGCTCTAGACATCATTCCGATATCTTTTTTTCTTGCACTTGCAACATTCTCTTGTAAAAATAATACGTTTGGATTCAATGCTTTTATATGTTCTAATACCTCAATAAATATCCAAAATAAACCACTATGCTCTGCGTTTATACCTCCTCTTTTACCTGATGAACTTAAATCTTGGCAAGGACTACCTGAAAGAATCAAATCAATCTTACTCCATTCAATATCCCATTCTTTCCATTTAGTCACATCACCTACTTGGATAGTATCAGGAAAATGGTGTTGTGTTAATTCAATCGCATACGGCTTAATTTCACTTGAGTAATATTTGTCAACTTTTATACCTACATTCTCCAATGCTTGTCTGCCTGTATTCATTCCATTAAATAATGATAATACGTTCATATCAATTCTATTAAATTAATTTCCTCATTTCTCAGAATATAGCCAGTTTTAAACCAACAGTCATCCTTTGCTATCTCAATTGCTTGCTCTTCACTTACTGCAAATGTCTCAATGAAATATGTTTGCTTGTATGTTATTCTATATCGTTTCATATTGTGTTAATTTTAGTTTTAAATTCGTCAAGTGACCTTACTAACCAGTATTCGTGATTCAATAATTGTACTCGCTCTTGGAAATCTTTTTGTTTATCTGATTGCTTACCTTTAGCATCCTTAAATTCGCAAAATATTACACGATTTTCTAACACTATAATTGTATCAGATGCGCCTGCCAACATTCCGGTAGCTTTTTTAAACATTTGCTCACTTGCATTTCTTCCCTCATTAGGAACACTAAACATAATTAATCTTGGATTATGATGCTTTAAACAAAATGTATTGTTAAACCAAATATAACACGCTTGTTGTATTGCTGATTCTTTCATAATTTTCTATTTTCTATTTGAATTTTTGCCCATCGATGATGATAGCTCATTAATTTTCCGTAAATCTTAAAATCGTTAGCAGTTTTTAAATGGTAATATATCCAATTTTTTGAATATCCTTTTATCTTTTGAATTTGAATTAACATATCTATACTTGCAGTCTTTGCTACCTCTTGAATTTCAACTCCCGACATCAATACTAATTGTGCAAATACTTGTTCTTCTATTTCTTTTTGTGTAGCTTCCATTATCTCTCCACATTCTGGACACACCATAATATTTGAACTCATCGCAAATGAACAACTCGGACAATTTTTTATAGGTGCTGCGCCTTCTTTTTTTTCTTTCTTTTTTAATGTCCATCGTCTTGGGAATTCCCAATAATTATGTGTTTTAACATTATTACCAAAATCAAGTAAAGTAAATTCCGTTTTATTCGGATAAATTCTTGACCCTCTACCCACCATTTGTAAGAATAAAGGTAGTGATTTTGTGGCACGATATAAAATAACCACTTCAATATTAGGAACATCAAATCCAGTTGTTAAAATTCCATAGTTAGAAATTATAGCACCATCCGTATTTTTAAACCACTCAATTTTTTCTTTACGCTCTAAATCTGTCATATAGCAGTCAACGTGTTCAATTGGTAATCCTTTATACTTCCAATCTTCTACAAGTTCTCTGCTGCTTTCCACATTCGGGGCAAATACAATTGCTTTTTTACCATTGCAAATTCTTATGTAATTTTCATATACTCCATGAAATAGTTTTATCTCACTAAATCTCTCTGCCATTGATCTCTCATCGTAATCTCCACCTTTAGTTTTTACACCTGATAAATCTACTTTAACTCCATACGTTTTGCAAGGGGATAATTTACCTTTTATAATTAAATCAGGTGTATCAATTACCTGCACTATTTCATTATAAAATTTCTCAAGTGATTCTTGTTTACCTTCTCGATGAGGTGTGGCGGTTGCTCCAATTACAAATGTTTTATCTGAAACAAATTCAAATATAGGGTCAAATATTGATTTATGCGCCTCATCTAATATAATTAAATCTAAAGACTTTATTAGTCCTTGATATTCTACATTTTTCATCCTTCGCATAATTGTCTGAATCATTCCAACATATAAAGAATGTGAAAAATCTACCTTTTTATTTGGCTTAATTTCATTACAATGTAACCCCATTTCAACAAGTGCGCCTGAACTTTGTGAAAATAATTCCTTTCTATCTGTAAGAATCAAAATCCGCTTATTTTTAGCAAATGCTTCTTTTGTCATATAGCTAAACATAATCGTCTTTCCGCTTCCAGTTGCGGAGCATAAAATTAAACGCTTATTTCCATTTGCAAAATGTTTTTTTATCTCTGAAATATATTTTTCCTGATAATCGTACAACTGAATCATATAGCGAAAGGATTAATTTGTTGCATAATCTCGGATTTTCTCTCTACATAATATTTATTTGAACGCTCACGAAATAATGGATTGCCAAAAGTTTGCTTTAATTCACTACCTAATTTTTTCATTGAAAGAATGCGCTGCTTTGAATGTGTTTCTATTATATCTTTGATTTCTGTAGCCGTTAACCATTCGCCTCTATCCTCCGGAACATTAAAAAATTTAAATATTAATTCACGTTCAAATGGGATGGATTCAAACGACCTGCCCACCTCATTTAATACGCTTAATTCAGTATCTAATAATTGATATACTTCACCACTTGTGTATGCACGATGTAATTCCATAAACAAATCATCCTTATCGATTGAATTATATAATGAATGGTCAATGGATATTACTTCAACGGGTAGAATTCTTGTATTTCCAGTTGAATCGTTAATTAATTGATGGTCATTAGATGTTCCGCATAAAATAGATAAACGTTTATAGTCTTCGTTATATCTTCCATATGCTGCTCTCAAAGAAAAATAATTTTTAGATGTTAATTCCTTAAACTTCTTTTCATCTTGCTTTGATTTTCCGCCCATCTCATCATCCATAACGATAAGTTTTTCGCACATTAATAGTTCGTCATCCTTTCCTCTATCTAAATTTGATTCAGCGTAATATGGTTGCAGTGCGCTTGGGAGTAATCTTCTAAACCATTCCGTTTTACCCGTATTTTGCCCACCGGTTAACGATAAAACTGAACGTACCGGATTGCCATATATACAAGCTATTATTCCAATCATCCACTTTCTAATAAACCTATCCTTTATAGGGGTATCACTTTTTACTGAATCACATAACCTTTGAATGTTACCAGTTGAAATTCTGTGTTTATTTGCTTCAACATATTCAAAAAATGGATTGTATTCAGGTATATTAACAGACTGAATAATTCTATTTACAATATCAAAAGTGATTGCTTTATCGTCAAAGGTTATTCTACATTCCAAAAATACGCTATTAAACTCTTTGTCGTACATCGGAATACCATTCCACTCGTATTTCCTTGTAATTATGTTTTTACGTATCTTAAAACGCTTTAAAATGAAATCAGAGCAGTTTACAATCATATTCTCTGCGCTATTATCGTAGCGAATATCCATATCTCTACGCTCAAATACTTCATTTACTATCTCAAGTGCTTCTTTTTCATCAATATTTTTATCTATTTGCAATTGTTTTACCGCTTCAATCTTCGGAGTGTTCATTCTTTTAGCAAGTTTTACGCTTGAAATTGCTCTATCTGAATTATATTTAGACAAATCTACTCCGGCTAACTTCAAAAAATAATAGAACGTTCCTACATTTACACCAGTTCCGTTGCGTTTTAGTGAAATATCGTACTGCTTATCCGTTTGTACCTTGTTATATTTCTCCGAATAAGAGCATAATTTGTGAAAATAATCCCTTCCATCTTCTCCAAATCCTGCTACAAGTGCAAAAGATAAGTTTAAATAATCGTAATACTCATCAACTACAGATTTATTAACCTGCATTACCAACTCACCAACTTCTGTTTTAGGAACAATAATTGCAAAATTCTTTGCTATGGATTTCTTTTCAATTTTTACTTTAGCTTTTTTGGATTTTGTATTTAAAAATAAATCAGGGTCATAACTTACAAATCTACAACTCGCAACGTTCTTTGGTGCAGGGTCAACTGTTATTCCAAATTTTTGATAGTAGTATTCCGATATAAAATTATAACTCTCCTTATGTTTCGATGGGTCTATCTTACATATTACTGCAAATCCAGTATTACTTACAGATGCAAACGATGCGTATGTATACTCATCTTCATTTATTTTACTTCTATCCGTATAATCATCAATGTCAATTGCAATGAATCCTGAATGTGTTTCTAATTGGGATTCACTTCGCTGCTTAAATGTTCCACCAATAGTAACTGCCGGTAGTTCTTTCTTATGAAGTTTCTTCCGTTCTTCATTTTCCTCTGACCTTACAAGTTCAACTTTAGTTTTCCACTCTCCATTCTTAACCTTTTCAAGGAATTCATCGACAGTTGTTCTGTCGAAATCTTTTTTCGTGTCTTTAACACTAATCCAATAACTTACCATATGTTTTTATTTACGTTTTTTAATTTCACGTTAAAAAAAGAGTGTAGCTGGAACGTGAACCACTTACGTTAAGCCGCTAAACTTAAACTACACGATGCAAATATAAAACAAATATCAATATAAAATACATTTGCAAGGGTAAAAAGTGATTTGCAAGGGTAAAACATCGTTTTGCAAGGGTAGCGCAAGGGTAGAATCTCAATGTTTTACTGGGTTGCAAGGGATACAAGGGTAAAAGTTTTAATTATATATGAGATATATATTATTTTATTTTATAAATTAAAAAATAAATTATTTCTATTTGAAGTTTCAAAACTGTTGTTGTTTACCCTTGCTACCCTTGCGACCTTTGATAATCAAGTAGTTAAAAATTATTCTACCCTTGCAAAATTAGCAGGTTTTCATTAAATTCTAAATTATTCTCCACCTTATCCAATACTTTCAATTGAATTTCTCGCAGTTCTTTAACATTTGCACAATTTATTACCGCATATTCTAACCAACTTAAAGGCTGCTTTTTTTCTCCGAATATAAAACAATCGTTTAACTGGTCTGCAATTTCTTTTGTATACATTAGAAACAATTCGTCTTCCTTAAAATTTTGATATGTTTTAATGTAATGCAATACACTACAATGTTCTTTTCCGCCTAAATAAGAGCCTATTTTCTCTAAACTGAATAAAGTATTCTTGCGTAGAAATACTGCAGCGTACATTCGTTTATATACCATATCTCTTTTGCGTGTAATTTCGCAAACTCCTGATACTTTTATAACTTCTAATACCTTTTCAATGTCTATTTGTTTCATATTGTTTCTTCTTTAGTAATTTGTTCCCATTGTAATTCCAACCATTGCAAAAATGCTCTTTGTATTTGATTCTGTTGGTCGAATATTTCCATATTTCCAACATCCATAAAATGCTTATCTAATCTTCGTATCGCTTTAATTGCTTCGTTCTGCAACTGCTTTGCTTTAAATCTGAATGGAAAATCCTCCAGTTTATCAGCGCACGTTGGTAAGATAGATGTGATTGATGTTAAGTAGAATTCTTCTTTTGTCATAGCTTTTCAATTTCTCGTTTAACTTCTTGCCAAAATTCAGTACCTCTGTCTGCTCCCATCCATCCCAACACTTCATCAGCCGCAAGTAATGCGCACAGTTTAGCAGTTGGATATTCTATTCTTGAATAATCCGACATCTTATTACTTTGCAAATTTTCAAATTTTTCTACTAATTCAATTGCTTTCTCTTTTGCTGTCATAACTCAAATTCTTTTAAATATAATTCTATCACTCTAACTGTCTTCTGCAAGTCCTCCTGAAATTGTCCTTTCTTGCGGCATCTTACAATGCGTTTAATAATATCAAATTCCCACGCATTAAGTTCATTTTGTTCTGCAAATAGATAAAGACTGCCATTTGAATTATCGTAATGAGTATCTTTCTTTTCTTTGTACCCATCCTTTAAACTCATATAGTTTTCTGCTCTTTGTTTTGCTTCTAATTTATTATACATTTCTTCTATTTGTTTTGCTGATGTTCTAAAATCTTCCATTAATCTAAGTTTAAATTGTATTGGTTTAATATATCTCTTATCGATTCCCTTACCGATTCCGCAAATAATATTTCTTGCTCGCTTGCTAATGTTATACCACCATCTACCAAACACGAACCATACTTGGTTGTCTTCCTTAGCAGTTGGTCTAATTCCCACATCGCACTTTTCCATTTGTGACCATCCAATGCTACTTGCATCTCGGACTCTTCTTCGTTTCCATCGTATTCTAATGTTACTTTCATATTATTATTTTTTAGTTTTCCAATACATATTACATTTACCATTTTTTACATTTACGTTTATCCAACTTTGCCAAAAATCACTTGATGGAGCAGTAAATCTGTAGCAAGATTTTTTTACCTTGCAATCTTTGCCTGTGCATTTTGCTATATCTGCCATTATATTGTTATTTTTTAAAATTAGATTCATAACTCATTCCGTACCACTCATCCACACCATTCAACGACATTTGTTTCTTACCATTCGGGTATATCGTTTTTGCTATTTTAAGCCGCTCTAATGGAATAAATGTGTTTTCAAGTGTACTTGGTTTAACGTCCTTGTTTAACCATGCTGTAATTGCTTTTAAATTCATTTTGTTTTTTTTAAGAGTTAAAATTATAGGGGAATTTCACCCCTTTATTTTTAAAATTGATTAATTGTTTGGATATTTTCTTTTTGATTGAAATTCAATTGATTTTTGCAAATATTCTTGTGATTTATTCCAAAATTCAATTGCGTCATTTTTAACTGAATCAATCAATGTCAATAATGCTTCACGATTTTCTGACTTGACATCTTTTAATCTATTTTTCAAATCCAGAAAATCACATTTGTAGTCATTTGCTTCTTTCAAATATTTTTTATGTGCCAGAAACAAGTCCATGTATTGAATGTTTTCAATTTCATTTTTTGTTAATTTTCCGTTTGTCATGTGTGTTGGATAAATCATGTTTTCTATTTTTAAATTTTCTGTGCCTTATTGACCTCACAAAGATATGTATAATGTTTATATCTACAATACTTTTAAACAAATTATTTTCATTTATTTTCACTTTGTCAATGTTTACAAGGATTATAGACGCAAAAAAAATGCTCACTAAATTAATAGTAAGCATTATTTGAGGAAAAAAGTATGAAAAATCCCCTCTAATTTATAATTCCATTAGTTCATTTATGCAAGTTTTGCCACCTATTATGATTGCGCATCCTATGATCGGCTTCTTACCCGATTTCGCATAGGCCATTGCATAACTTTCATGGTCTATTCCGCAACCTACTTGTGCACCGAATACCTTAAAATTAGCACCGGCAAACCATTGTGTGTAACATTGCGTGTGTAAATGTCCTTGAACTGTTGACATCATGTCCGCTCTACATTTAGCCGATGCCGTACCTGCTTCACCATGTATGTATTGAACGCTATCTATTATTACACGTTCTGTAAAGTTCCAATTAGGCGTTTCTAATACTTCTTTATATGCTTTAATCCATCTACTCGGAATCGCTCCAGTTTGCGCCTTACGCATTATAAGTCTATCGTGATTACCGATAGTCACATCTGCTATTGGAAATGCTTTATACCATTCTGCAATTTTTGAAATAGCTAAATCTAATTCTTGCCCACCTGACATTCCATTAACATCTGTTTCGTGATAAGATGAATAGTGGTTATCTATTACATCGCCAATAAATACAACTTTATTACAATTGTGCTTCTTGTACATCTCTATACAAAACTCCAAATATCCATCTAAGCAAAACGGCTCATGCAAATCACCTATACACAATACTCGTGTTTCATTTGAATTACGAAATTCTTGTATTAATTTATTTTCTAATTCGGTTAGTCTCGGTCTGTATTGCATATTAAAATTCCTTTAAGATTACAACTGATAAACTACGCTTATCCATATACTTCAACCAATCCAAAAACTGCTTTTCAACATTCCTAACTAAACAAGCCGTTGACCAACCACCAATAACTGTACTTGCTGCACCTGCTCTGTGACAATTAGCACCAATTACATCTATATATTCCTTACCGATTTCCTCTGCTGAATTATCCTTATCATTATCTCTAAAATACGGAAATCCTTTAGCTTGTCTATATGCCGGTTTTCCTTTATGTAATCCGTAAGAATGTGAATTATAAACTATCCAATCACTTTTTAAAACAGCGCAACCTAAACCGTTATATTCAGCAAACTTTTTTAATCCAACTGCTCCTGCGTTAGATGTGCCAGTACAAACCATTTTGAATTTAGGTTCTTGTGCAGGAAAACAATCGAATGAATAAACTTTATCGTCAAATCTGTCAAACTCATCTTCGTTTGACCTTACCCATACATCTAAAACTCCACTTTTAGGAAACCCTTTAAAATTAGGTAGATTTGCAACCCTCGCAAGTAGCTGCACATCGGTGTATTCTCTTACATTTGCCATACATTTTTGTTATTATTTAAATATTTTATAACCTAAAAATACTAAAACAATTCCACATATAACCATTAAATTCCAATTAACACCTTTCTCGTTCTTCTTTTGTCTTAAATCTACCTTATACTTTACCTTTGTTTTGTAACGTAATAACCCGATAGTGTCCCTTACTTTGCGCCATTCAATCTTTGTTTCGTATCGAGTTTTGGGAATGTAAACCGAATTAGTTTGTACAATTGTATCGTATTTCGTTACATAATACGTTTTTTCGCCATTAATAATAATACTATCTATCCTATCTATTGTAATAGTATCATTTACTAATGTGCATTTAAAGCCTTTCTGCGTTGCTTTCTTATAATGATATGAAGCATTGCATCCTGAAAGCAAGAACATAGCGTACATAGACACTAATAACGTGAAACACCACGTTAGAAATTGTATGTAATTAAACCGCATCTTTATCTATTTTTTTATTATACACATTTAAACCTATTGCCGTACCTGAATAAGCAAGAAATCCCCAAAATACAAATTCCTTAACTTCAAACGCTATCCAAAACATAGGAATAAAAGCGTAAATTACTGCAA